AACGTACAACAACAGTCAACGATCAACAACGATTGGCTTCAAATTACTTCTAATTCTGATAATACTACTTTGTGTGTCGTTCAAGACGACCAAGGCACAACAACCTCCTGCTGATATAGGTAAAATTTCCGAGCTTAACGGAAATGCACAAATACTTAGAGATGATGCTTTAGACGTATCTTTATCTTTACCCGTGCAGCAAATGGATGATGTTAGAACTGCATCTGGCAGAGTGGGTATAACCTTTGTTGATGACTCTGTTGTAAGGCTTACAGAACACTCAAAGCTTGTCATTACTGAGTATGTTTTCAATCCAGACCCAGATAAATCAAAATTAAGTTTACGTTTTGCATCTGGCACTGCACGGTTTATTACCTCAAAAATGGGGCTAATAAACAAAGAACGTATCAATATAACCACGCCAACAGCACAGATTGTGATAAGAGGCACAGATTTTACAACTACAGTGGATGAGTTAGGAAGATCGTTAGTAATACTATTACCCGATGAAAATGGAGATGCTTCAGGTGAAATTATGGTTGCAACCGGAGCTGGCACGGTTACTTTAAATAAACCATATCAAGCAACTACCGCTTCTGTGTACGAAAGTGAGCCTACAAAGCCTGTGCAGCTAGATATTACATTAGATTTAATTGATAACATGTTGATAGTTTCACCGCCAGAAGAAGAAGAAGTTGTAGCTGAAGAACGCGCAACTAAATCAAATAATGTTTTAGATTTTGATGCGCTAGAGTTTGAAGAATTAGATTTTGATTACTTAGATGCTGAAGCAGAACTGGCTTTTGAGGAATTAGACATAAATTACTTAGATGTTAATTTTCTTGAAGATTTACTGGATGTAATAGAAGAAGTTGATTTATTAACTGATGATGAAGTAGATCAAATTGAAACAAGTATTGCAGTAACCGGAACAGCTATTGGTCAAGACCCAACAACACAAATAACAACACTTATTCAAGGACAACAAATAAGTTTGCGCAGAAATGTAAATGAAAGTGTTAGATTAGATATAGACGGTTCTGATGCTTACACAATCATATTTATACAAGACGGTGTTAGTAAAACCATTACAATCAACGGAGGAGGCAGTTCCGTGATAAAGATCAAGCAAGGATGAAGAGTATAGTTAAAACAATTTTGGTTGTTTTGTTTCTATCAGTGCCATTGATTATGCAATGGACACCTTTAGAAATAATAAAACTTAAAACTTTTGATGCTCTGGTTTCAGAAAAGCAACAATCAAACTATTTCACTGTATTAAATATTACTGAAGAAGATATTGAAAGAGAGGGTGGTTGGCCTTTACCTAGAGCAAGATTAGCTGAAATACAAAGAGAGATAATAGCGCGTGGTGCTTTAGGAGTTGGCTGGACTGTCGCTTTTCCACAACAAGATCGTTTAGGTGGAGATGAAGATTTTGCAGAATCTTTGCTAGGTAGCAACAGTATTTTAGCCATGTATGAAAACGAAGGTAGTGGATACCCTAGCACTGTAGGCACAGTAATCATGGGTGATCCTGTTGGTGGCTATCCTGTTTCGGGTGTTGTTCAAAACATAGAAATATTAAGAAGATCAGCAGCACAGGGCATCGCATCTGCACCTGTTGATGTAGACCAACTTGTAAGACGAATACCGTTACTTATGAAAACACCTGATGGATGGGTTTCTGCATTTGGAACTGAAGTTTTAAAAGCTTTGGTAGGTTCGGATACTTACATAATTAAAACAAACGAAAATGGTATTCAAGAAGTTGTAGTGCAAGGATTACCCCCTGTGCCAACCGATTCATTCGGTAGAAAATGGATAAGTTGGGTAAAGACAGATCAAACAAATCTTGAGGAAATGAACGTAAATGAAAGGTTTGTTTTTATAGGCACTGATGCGGCAGGTATATTACCGCAACTAGCTACACCTGTTGGTCTACTAGAGCCACATAAAATACAAGCAGCATTAGCTGAAAGTATTTTGATTCAAGACAGTCCATATATACCAGATTGGTCATTGGCTGTTGAGGTATTAATATATATTGTAGGAGTGTTACTGGCAGCATTATCAATAACTTATTTAGGAATAACGCTAGGATTAACACTTACTTGTATATTTTTTACTTCAACAGCCTTATTTGGATATTATCTTATTCAAAAAGGTTTACTTATAGATGTTACATGGGCGCTAGCATCTCAGTTTATAACAGCTTCTACTGCTTTCTATTTAAGATTCAGACAGCAATACAAGCTAAGACAAGAAATCAAAAAACAATTTGAGCATTACCTAGACCCAAGGCAAGTAAAAAGGTTACAGAAAAATCCAGACCTTTTGAATCTTGGTGGTGAAAGAAGATTAGCTACTTATTTATTTACAGATGTTCGTGGTTTTACTTCAATGTCAGAATCATTGGAGCCAGAAAAAGTTACTTACATAATGAATAAAGCACTGACAGCGCAGCAATCTGCGGTGCAAAAACATGGTGGAATGGTAGATAAATATATTGGTGATGCAATGATGGCGATATTTAACGCACCATTAGATATGAAGAATCATCCAAAAATAGCAGTTGACTGTGCTTTAGATATTATTAATAACATGGGTGATTTAACAAAAGAGTTAAAAGAAGAAGGATTGCCACCTGTAGCTATTGGTATAGGTATCAACACAGGTGATGCAATTATTGGCAATATGGGATCAGATATAAGATTTGATTACACAGCTATAGGTGACGCAGTTAATACTGCTGCTCGTTTAGAAAGTGCTACAAAAGAGAAAAAGGTAGACTTACTTATAGGCGAAAATACTAAAAAACTTTGTGGCTATAATCTTAAAAAATTAACGCCTATCAAAGTAAAAGGCAAATCAAAGGCATTGAAGGTATACACATGGGATTTAAACTAGCATTTATAAGCACAGGATTGTTGATAGCAGTATCTACTGCTTCATGGTTTTACATAAAAATACAAGATAAAGAGATAGCTACTTTAAAAGCAAATGCGGTTATTCTTGAACAAAAGATAGACGAGCAAAATGCTAGCATAGATAATTACCTAGCAAAGCAAAAAGAAACAACCGAGCAGATAAATAAGCTGAATGACCAAAATCAAACAGCAATGCGAGAAGTTAACAATTTAAGAAATACTTTTCAAAAACACAGTATGACTAATTTAGCGATGGCTAAACCCGGATTGATCGAAAACATTATCAATAAAGGTACAGCTAAAGTAAAAACAGATTTTTTAGAATTAACTGATCCAAAAATGTTCGAGGAAAAAAATGAAGAAACTGTTAACAATTAGTTTAATAATCGGTTTTTCTTTGATGATTTCTGCATGTTCATTGCTAGAGCCTCGAACTGTACCAGTAGAGGTCAAAACAATTACTTTGCCAGCTCCTATGTATCATCCTCCCATGCCTCTAGAAGTAAGCTTGCAAGATATTAAATGGCGCGTTCTTACTCCAGATGTGATGGAAGAGTATTTACAGCTTATAAAAGAAGGTAAAGCTCCAGCAGAGCCGTATTACGCGCTTTCAACTCAAGGCTATGAAAGCCTAAGCATGAACATGGCAGAGCTTAAAAGATACGTTACTAATGTTTTGGCTATAATTGAGTATTATAGAGAGCAAGATACAAATACAGAATTACAGGATAATCCAAATGAGTAAATCACCTGATGCTTTTGTTTATCAAGCAGAGTTAGATAGAGTTGTTGACGGAGACACCATAGACATAATTTTAGACCTTGGATTTAGTGTAAAATTACACAAACAAAGAGTTAGGTTAAATGGCATCGACACCCCAGAATCGCGCACACGAAATCTTGATGAAAAAAAACTAGGATTAGCTGCAAAAGAAAGATTAAAAGAATTGTGTGTTGGTAAATTTAAACTAAAATCCCTTGGCAAAGGAAAGTATGGGAGAATACTTGGCATACCATATACTGAATCTGGCGAAGATATTTGTCAGAAGCTTATTAAAGAAGGCCATGCAGTTGAATACCACGGTGGTAAGAAACTTGCCAAAGTTAGAAAAGACGGAACTTGGGGTTGACATGAAAATATCAGAAGAAGGCAAATCTTTAATTAAAAAATTTGAAGGCTGTAAGTTAGAAGCTTACTTATGCTCTGCAAATGTTTGGACAAATGGATGGGGTGCAACTCGCGATGTTAAAGAAGGCGATGAATGGACACAAGAATACGCTGATGAAAGGTTTGACGAAGATATAGTTGAGTTTGAAGATTATATTAATAAATATGTTGAGGTTGATTTGACACAAAATCAATTCGATTCTCTTTGTGCATGGGTATATAATTTAGGTCCATCAAACCTAAGATCGAGTACAATGCTCAAGGAACTTAACGCTAAAAATTACTCAAAAGTACCCACCGAAATTAAAAGATGGAACAAGGCTGGTGGTAAAACTTTGGATGGTTTGATTCGTAGACGTGAAGCTGAAAGTCTTTTATTCCAAGGTAAAGAGTGGCATGAGGTATAAGTATGCCATTAGCTAAATATACTTTCAGACCGGGAATAAATAGAGAGGGTACTAACTATAGTAACGAGGGTGGCTGGTTTAACTCAGACAAGGTTAGATTTAGAAAAGGCAAACCAGAAAGAATTGCTGGTTGGGAAAAAAACTCTCTTAATTCATTCAAAGGTACAGCAAGAAGCTTATATTCTTATAGAGATACAGATTCAACATCCTATGTAGGTGTAGGAACTCATCTAAAGTATTTTGTAAAAGAAGGTAGCACCTTCTATAACATTACACCTATAAGAAAAACTTCTACAAACAGTATTACATTTGCAGCAACCGATGGCTCTTCAGTAGTTGTAGTAACGGATTCAAGTCATGGCGCTGTAGCAAATGATAGCATTACATTTTCTAGTGCTGTTACATTAGGTGGTAATATTACTGCTGATGTTTTGAATCAAGAATATCAAGTAGATAGAATTTTGAGTTCTAATACTTACGAAATAACAGCTAAAGATACTTCTGGCTCAACTGTGACTGCTAATTCAAGCGATACAGGAAATGGTGGTTCTGGTGTAGACGGATCATATGAAATAAATGTTGGATTAGACGTATTTGTAAAAGGAACTGGATGGGGCGCTGGAACATGGAGTGCGGGCACATGGGGTTCTACTACAGCCATATCTGCAGTTGGTCAATTAAGATTATGGTCACAAGATAATTTTGGAGATGATCTAATAGGAAATATAAGAGGTGGAGGTATTTTCTATTGGGATGAAAGTTCAGGTGTAACATCAAGAGCTGTGGCGCTATCTTCTTTGGGAGGAGCAAGTGATACTCCTGTTGAAGCTTTACAAGTTATGGTATCTGATGTTGACAAGCATGTTATTTGCTTTGGATCAAATCCAATAGGATCATCCACATTAAATCCACTGTTTGTTAGATGGTCAGATACAGAAAGTGCATCAGATTGGACACCAACTGCAACAAATCAAGCAGGTGGTATTCAACTATCTCAAGGGTCTTTAATAGTAGGCACTCTACAAACAAGGCAAGAAATACTTATTTGGACAGATGTAGGTATTACTTCAATGCGATTTGTTGGTGAGCCATTTATATTTTCTTTTATAGAGGTTGCCACAGGCCCATCTTTAATAGCTCCAAATGCAGCAGTAAATGCAAATAATAGAGTTTATTTCATGGATAGAGGTGGATTTTATGTTTATTCAGGAACTGCACAAAGACTGCCTTGTACTGTATTAGATTATATTTACAGTGATATTAATTTAGGACAAGCATATAAATGTTTCGCAGCTTCAGTAGAAAACAAGAATGAAGTTATTTGGTTCTATCCAAGTTCAGACAGTTTAGAAGTCAACAGATATGTTATTTATAATTATTTAGAAGATACTTGGGCCATTGGCACAACTGACGATGGATTTACTAGGACAGCATGGATTGAAGCATCTACTTTAGATTTTCCTGTGGCAGCAGGTAAAACATCTGGCTCTGACTTTAACTTCCTATTTAACCATGAATTAGGTCACTCTAATGATGGTAGTGATTTTACAGCATTTATTGAATCTAGTGACTTTGATCTAAGCCCTGATGGTGAAAGGTTGATATTCATTTCTAAATTAATACCAGATGTAGAATTTAGAGATCAGAGCTCTACAAGTGATACAGTCACATATACTTTAAAAGGTAGAAACTATCCTTTAGAAAGTTTATCTACTTTGCAAACAATTGACGTGACACCTGCATCTACATTCATTAATGCCAGAACCAGAAGTAGACATGCTGCAATACGCATTTCAAACACGGGTAGTCAGTTTGGTTGGCGAACTGGAGATTTAAGACTAGAAATTAGAGGTGATGGTAAGAGATAATGGCTGATATAAAAACACTAGCTTTACCCATACCTAATTTTGAATATGACGCAAACGATGAAGCTACTACGAGAAGAATCGTAGAGCAATCAATAGAAGATTTGAATGTGAAACTTATTAGAGTTCAAAGACTGCAAGAATCAATGACATCAAAAGCAACTAGACGGCATCAATTTTTATTAATGGGAACAAAGCATGTCTGATTCTTTAAAAGTTTTAGGTCAATTAGACCCATCTGCAACAACTACAACTACATTATATACAGTGCCAGATATGACCCAGACAACTATTAGTTCAATAGTTGCTGCAAATAGAACA